ACGGAAAAACTATGGTGTAATGGAATGATTGCATCGCATTTAGATAAAAACGATGAATGGTTCACCCAAAAGGATGCAACCATTAAGACCGCTAAGAATGAGGGCGGTTCATTGACAGAACAAACCAACGCAACTGTATTAGTGCGTTTAGCCAAAAGAATGAACATAACAGGGCATACTATTGTAGACAATTACTACAAAGAAGGCTCAAGGAGTGGCATCAATGCTAAGACACAACTTAACCAACTCAAGGAATTGAGAAGCGCAGTTATGAGAATGCATTATGCTAACTGCGGTAAAGATATGTTTGTTTTGGCCGGTATGATTGCCGAACATCTAACAACTATGACACCAACTATCAAACCCGATGAAACTGACGACGAGTTTGAATTTGGCGAAGCGCAAGTTGAGATATTGTCTGGGTTGACTGATGATACACCGAAAGCAACAGCCACCGAAACTGATGGCTATTTACTTGATGAGTTTGATATTGACTTCATCAATGCAAATGTTGACTCGGCTATGATTCAAGAAACAATTGGCAAACTATACCAAGTGAATGCAAGCGGTAAATTCTACCAATACGGTAGTAAGTCAATCAAGACAACTGATAGACCGGAATGGATTGAGAAAGGTGTCAAGAGTGGTAATGGTAATACTATCTTTAACGGATTGTTTAGACAACCAATGGCAGACTTACTTCAAGTTAGAGCGAAGGCTCAATCACAATTGGCTAAGACTGAACAAAACCCAAAGGCAAAATTCAAGCATTGGTTTAGTGAATTAGTGGCTAACAAAACTGCTGAAGTCAAAACTACCATGATTAAGGTTGTATCTTATGTTATGCATCACAGTGGCAGAAACTTTTGGGCTAAGAGAATTGCATGGGCTGTAAGTCCTGCGTTTGTTGAATCGTTCAAGGAATACATCGGCTTCAATCAAGAAGTTGCAGACAGTCCGGTAATGGGCGGCACTGCGCAAGATTGGCACTGGCCGTATGAATCAAGTGATTGGGAAGCATCAGCAACCGAGTCAGTTGACTTTTCTGCTATGGGTCTTGACCTTAACGACTTGAAGAAACTTTGATTAGTTAAGTAGTCAATCCTTACCCGTTTTATGGAGTCCGAAAACCATAACCATTCTTATTAGGGCGTGATGCATGGTCGGTTGGCTATGCATCACGCCCTTTTTTTTATGCCTCATAACTGTAATGACCCTCATTACAGTTATTCTCTTTTGGCATAAAGTCAAGGGCGAGATGCTCCGCCAACCATACGGTTGAGGATTACTGTCTTGCGCTAAAATAACTTGGCGTTGTTGTCAAGCACGCACGATTCTTGATGCTCTTGACATATTACCTGTTGCTATTGAAGCAACGATTCACATTCACCCTTTCAGTATTGATACTACCACTACGCATGTGTAGTTTGAAATCATACTGATAGTTTTACTCCGCGCTAATCTAACATTCAACACGAAGGATTATCGCGATTATCATATTCTTATTATAATAATAATTAACTTATTATTATAATAATAAAACAATAATAACAATAAAAGGAAGGAACAGAAATGAACGATGAAGAAATAAAAATAATAGATAGAACACTTATTGTGTTGAAACATCTTATGGACAAGCATGAAGATGCTACCAAACTACAAGAGCGAGCAAAGATACAACACTTTGGTAGATTATGCCGCAGTATTGATGTCGCGATAAGAGAATTAGGTTGGAACAAGATAGAGGTTGAAGATAATGACAGTTGAAGAAGAATTTGTATTTACTAACTCACATGATATGTGGCTTAAGCAAAGCACTGACGAAGATGAAATGATATTCACATTCGCACCGGATATTGATGTGGCTAAGTCACTACCCGCTAACAGGACAGGTGAACAACTACAAGAAGGAGCGCGACAATGGCAAGCGGAAGGTTATGCTACATGGCTTGGCTTAGATAACAAGCGCATGGGAACATGGGTTGCTACCGGAGCAGGTAAGACGCGTCTTGCTATTACTGTCACTCACAATTGGCTACACGAACACGAACCTCATCCCGTTATCATATTCTATGTGCCGACTAAGGCATTACTTAATCAAACGCGAACAGTATTTCGCATGTGGGGTCTAACTGTTGGTCGTATTGGTGGTGGATATAATGAACGCTCACCAAACAAAGATGTGTATATTACTACTTACTTATCAGCCAAGAAGATACCTAACATCAAACACTTACAGAACAGAAAGAAACTTCTCATCTTAGACGAATGCCATTTGGCAGGTGGAGAAGGTGCGCTCAAACACTTCCGCAACTTTCAAGGTGATGCTTGTCTATTACTTAGCGCAACACCACACAGAAGTGATGGTATTTGTGTCATGTGTGAAATGAATACTTCACCAAAGAACCATGTCTGTCAAGGCGACGAAACATGTGTTGCAGGTATTCATTGTCATGTCAAACTAATTGAAGGTATTAGACAATCAAGGACAGACGATGACCAATTAGATTACACATTCCATCTTATCAAAATCAAGATGACAGACGCGGAGCAACTTGAGTATGATGAGTTGACTGAACAGATTAGCAAACTGTATTGGAAGTGCTACAAGGCGGCTGATGAAACAGCAGGTGCTAACAAACACAACTTATTTGACAGACGCAACTTCAAAGTTGGAGGGTTGTTGAACGAGGTTGTATCTTATTCACAGGCAGGTAAGCCTATGACTATACTACACATGTATCAGTATCTATGCAACAAGCGCAAGAGATTGATGAATGATATGCAGAACAGATTTACTGCGGCGCAAGACATACTCAATGAAAACATTGGCAAGAAGGGATTACTATTTCATGAAACCATCTTTGGTATTGAAAGACTCAATGGTATGTGTAAAAACTTGGGTATTCACCCACACATATATCACAGTGGTCTATCCACACTACCTGCTAATGTCTATGAAACCTATCCCGAATTAAACAACGCGGGATTCAAGCGACGACTTGCACAGTATAGTGAAGACGCTACTAAAGAATTGAAGAGGTGGGAACGCTCATCATCGGACATTCTATTATCATGTAAGTCATTGAAGGTTGGTTTCAATGCACCGGACATTGACTACTTAGTGATGATGACAGGCACAAACAATGTAGGTTCTCGCATTCAAACTATTGGTCGTGTGTTTCGCGGTAGCAAGCACAAGGACATTTACATGTTTGTGTATGACAATGAAGAAGGAGGCGACATGAAATGCTTCTACAAACTCATACATGATACAGGCATTGATGAAGAGCCGGAGAAAATACGAGTCCACATTTACGATAGTGAATGATTGACAAAAAAATAAAAAACAAGGAAGGAATAATTATGGAACATATAATAAGTTTTAGAGAACGAATAGAGATGAAAAGAAAACAAAGAGCGCAAGCCAATCGGGAGAAGCACAGCAAACCCAAAGACGCGAAGCCTATTGTTTGGGAAAGTAAAAACCACATACATACAAGGACAAAGTATGGCACTACGAGTGAACGCATTAGTGGTTTCAATACACACAGACCACAGCGACGCACAACAACTGATGGCTTCCCAGCAACAGACCAAGAGAAAGAGTTTGCTAATCTGTATGGCTTACGGACAGTCGCGCAGATTAAAGCGGCCTTGACATCATTTGGTGAGAAAGTTAGCGGAAGAAAGATGGAATTGATTGCGCGCTTATTTGTAGCAATACAGAAGTTTGATGCGGAAGGTGAGGAAGAGTGAGCGACCAAAACAATCACAGACCACAACCAATACCGGACACTTTTGTAGGTTATGTTGTAAGGCGTGGTGGATTGATTAAAGTATCAATCAATGTTGATACTTTCAACAACAATTGCGTATCATATACTACCAGCGACGGACTATCTTATGTCGCGTTGGAGATTGACCTAAAGGCTTTGCACAAAATCATTAGCGGGGAGCGCGTCGTTACATCTATCATTCAGCGAGGTGATGAGTAATGACATTCATGCCGGATTGGAATACTATTGAGTATAGTATTGTTGATAACTTAGACAACACATCAAGGAAAGATGAGCCAAGAGTATATGTTCTATCTATCATCAAGACATTTGGTAACACAGATACTACAATACACGCGACTAAAGAATCAGCGATTGAAACATTGAGGTATGCACTATACACTTCTCTTATGAGAAGATACCATCGCTTCGCGAAAGTAATGGCTAAAGTAAATCCCGATGAAGAGAATCAAACCCTCAAACAACTATCACTTGATGTAGTTGAGGGGAAAGTCCAACATGAAATTGAGGACTATCTAATACAAGCGATGGTTGTTAATGACAAAGGTGAGAACAATGACTAAACCATGCAAATGCGGAAGCACAGAACATGAATCAGTAATGAGTCGCGGCCTTGCAGGTATGACTGTTGTTACATCATGCCCTCTTGAAATAAAAGCGATGCATGAAGCGTTTATGAAATCAGCAGGTGAAGAAGAATGACAGTAAAGTATTGGATTTATAGTAACCTTAGAGGAAGTGGATTAGGTATGAGCAGGGAGAAGGGAATCATATTTGATAACCATACAGACGCGGTAGCCTATGTTAAAGAACAAACAGCATTGTTCCCTAACGCTGAATATAGTATAATCACAAAGAGATACAGGAAGGATAAGAATGACATTTGAATACAAAGGAAGAAGAAAAGCACACGCATCAAGAATCATATCATACATTGATGACATCTATGAGGTCGGTCAAACTTTCAAAGCACGCGACGCTATCTATCACATGACACATTATCACACACCAAAGACAAAGAGTGGAACGCGCTACACAAGAAAGAACATACCTCAACAGCGACAGTTGTCTATGTGGTTGAAAATCAACCCGCGCTTTCAAGCAGTTGGTATTGGCACAGGAGTATGGAGGCGAGTCGAATGATAAGTCAATATGTGGTTAGGTTGTTAAACCAAAGAGATGAATTGCGCGCAGAAGTCAAGCGGTTGCGTGAAGTTATAGCAAAGCGTGACGCGTTGCTTGATTTAATGAACACAACGACGACTGCTTTCATTGACAAATACCATGCATTGGATGAGGTGATTGAATGACTGAATATGAAATAAAGTTTGACAAACCTTGTCGCGAAGAAGGATTCCTTACCTTTTCTATACACCCTAACTACATCAATACTGTTGACGGATACACGGCCAGCACTTACAGAAAAGATGTAAGAGATACTGCGGCGCGTCTATACTTCATCACCAACCTACTACCTAACTTGAAGGGGCGCGACTTGTTATTGATTGCCGAAGGTGATTACACACTTGAGATTGATGAGGACAGCGATGAGGATTACTACATCGCGCTACTTACAACAGGAGTCAAGGGGGAAGAGGAATGAGTTGGCCTCGCACTTTGAAAGACTATCGTAAGTTTGAACAAGTCATTACTCGCGTTGATGGTGTTGCTATAACCATACCATTGATACCACCACTCTACAAATTCTTCGGAGTTGATTCAAACAGCAACGGTATCTATCGCAGATACAATCAAGACGACAGAATGAAAGCGCATCAGCACAAGTTTGTATCAATTCCTTATGAAACACTACATCGTTATGAGGTGATACAATGAGCGAGAAACTATTCATTCGCATTGAATGTGAAGAACATATCATTGAAGAATACATTGATGAAACAAATATGAGAACAAACCTGCGCGTATGGTCAAGCGCAATACAAAAGTTAGACCAAGAATATAATATGGAGGAAAAAATATGAAACAGAAATTTATGAGAAGACCAAAAGAAAGAGGATACGAGTTTGCTATACGCATCATGAAAGGTGCGACAACAATAGGAGGAAACTTAGAACATCTAACAGCGAGGCAAGTCCACAGACTTGTTGACCAAAGAGGTTCACGCAAGATGAATCTAAGTCAAGTGCAATCAAGTTTATACTACGCGGCTAAGAAGACAGGTAAGATTACCATACACAAAGTGAAAGGTAAGCGCAAGACATACACATACAATCATGCTCTTGGTGGTATGTTTGGTAAAATGCGAGAAGTCTATGAGAAGGAAGGACTCATCAATGTAAAAGTGGGGAAAGATTACGAACACAACTTCACTAAGGATGCTATTGATGATTTCAATTCTAACTTCACTAAGCATGACATGAAAGAACCACGCGATGCTCTTGTGTCCACAGTCAAGCATGAGTTTACTGCGGAGCAGTTGCTTGAATCACTTGAGAATTTGAATCAAGACTTGCATGACAATGTTATCGTTGCTATCTTTGCCGCGCTTGGTAAAGATAACTACTCACCATTACACCATGACTTCACCAAACCACAACCGCGCAAGACTGCATTGATGGATTGGCACTTTGAACACGGCAACTTGGTGGTGAAGGAATGAAGCATTCAGCATCATGTATTTGTGGATATGAAACGCCACTCGTTGATAACGAAGAAGACATTGATTATGATTTGCTACACGCTCACCAAGAGTTTTGTAAGGCGGTGAAGGAATGAAGCCAACACCTATTCCTAAAGACGGCTGGACTGATGAAGACATTGGACGCGAAGTGATTCTCAAGATGCCTCAAGGCACGCTTGTTCATGACCGCATCGTATTCATCAACACTCCCGATGGAACACAGTTGATTGGTCCCGCGACAGAACTTGGTGCGCTTGCCGCACGAATGAGTTATGTTATTCCTATTCTCCACGCGCATGATGAATACATTATGAGTATGGATAGTGAAACAGAAGGTGAGAAAGAATGAGATGCACAATTTATTGCGCTGTCAAAGGACAAGAATCATACAAAGTAAAGGTCGTTGACAATGATGAGTTGGCTAAGTCTTTCTGTCTTATGCGCAACAGCCCATCATCACAACTACATGACCCCGATGTATCTTACTATTTTGTAAGAGGTGAAGAAGAATGAGCGACATAATGTTATGGAGTATAACCTATGAGGTTGATGGCGAATTTTACACAACAAGGTCGGACTATGACCATTCATGGCTTTGTGATATAAGCATGAATGATTTAGTTCCCGAAATTGTAAGAGAAGATGAAGAAGTCAAGCAGTTGCGCGATTTCATTCAGTCCGTGTGGGATGGACTTGGTGAAGCAGGTCGCAACGAACACTACGAATTGTTCAAGGAATATTGGGGAGATGGAAATGACATTTGATGAGAAAGAATTTCACGCGCTTATTGATGATGACCACACAGTAGTTAACATGACTACCAACGATGCAGGTGATGGTAATTATGTCATAGTGATGAACGCTTTTGTTAGACCAACAAGCGCACTACGAGATAACTACCTCAACCCTCATAGAAACATGGGGAAGATACCTGTTCAGTATGTCCGCGCTTGTCCTAAGTGTGATGCTGAATGGAAGTCGCTCACCTATGACATCAAGAATGACAACATGCAATCAACACATTATCATTGTTGCTCTAACGCTATTTGTTCACTAACTTACAACAAGTTTGTGACGCGCGGCGAGAAAGTTGATATACTACATAGCCAACAAGATACTGTGACGCGCGGTGAGGAAGATGAAGAATTTACTTTCATTAACGAAAACCAAAGCGAAGAATTTGAATTCATATTTGTGGGAGGCGAGCAGTAATGCGTTCTCCCTATGAGATAGAACAAACCACCAATGAAACATTGGTTATAACAGTCCATTGGACAAAAACAAAAGGAGGAAAAAGAAATGAAGAATAATAACCCCCAAGAAGCCACGCGCACCGTAGTAATCGGTGTCGCTCAAGATGAAAAGAACAACATGCAATTGGTAACAAGCCCAGCATGGGAAGGTGTCAAATACATTCCCAATGATTGTATTGCTGATACCATAGAACACGGTGAGCAAACTGTATTCTTGTTGCAAGACGCTAATGTGAACAGCGTAAATATTCGCGTTGCGGATAATTACAACTATGACACTAATGGCGATGCTATGCTACAAGACATCGCTGACATGTGGATTGAGTTTGGTGAAACAAACGCTGTTGAAGAAGAACCGGAGATGGAGTTTGAATTCAATGATGCATCGCAAGAAGCATCATCGGAAGAAGAATTCACATTCAACGAACCAACAACACAAGAAGCGGACTACGATGACAGCACACCTAACTTTGGTGATGCGCTTGGTGTTGAGTTAGCAGACCATGTTCTTGCCGAGAATGAAACAGCAGATGATGTCGCATTGAAACAAGTCAAGACCAAATTGACAGCGGCACAGCGCGCTAACAAAGCAAGACAAGAAAGGTATGCTGAATCAAAAGCAATCAAGGACAACATGAAGTCGGACATCAGCAGGGCTATGGCAGACGGCAAGCGACACGAAGACTTTGGTGCATGGAACTTCCGCACCAAGACTTACGACATGGTTGCTCGCACAGTTGACCCAATCACAGGCCAAGCAGAATACCACGAAGTGCATTCGGAGAAGGGCGATACAAGAGTCCGCGCTATCTTCAATCCAACACTTGCTACCCAAGACAATCCACTTGGTCATTGTTTGAACCGCGCGATTGGCCCGAACTTTGTTCCGGTTGAACACCCCGATGTGTTTATCCCAATCATTCAAACTGTTCGCGGTATCAACGAAGCCAATGGTTGTGTCTACGAATTGAAGGAAGGCGACAAGCAAGCAACACTTGTGTCCGGTCAAGAATTAATCACTTACGATGCTTTCTCTTTCAACAAGGGTGCGCGTGCTATGATTAACCTTGACCTAACTGACTACTCAACTAAGACTCGCAATGAATCTGCTAAGAGTCTTGGCAACTTTGGTTATGTCAATCTATCTGCCAACAGAATCAGCGACGCGCTTGTTGAAGAAGAAGGTGGACATCGTGTTGGTGTATCAATCATCAACGCTCACGATGGTAAGTCTGCTCTTCAAGCATTCATGACTGTTCTCCGCACTTACTGTGGCAACCTTGCCGCTCGCGGTGGTGTTCAAGCATTGTTAATGGCTGGCGACAAGACTAAGATACGACACATGGAAGGTGTAGTTTCACAGTTTGATGGTGAAAGATTCGCTTCTCAACTTGGACAAGCACTTCTTGAATCGCGTAAGAACTTGGTTGCTATGCACATCTTAAGACACATACCTGTTGAGGCTAACGCGTTTGATAAGATACTAACTTCATTCTCTTCACATGGTCTTATTGCACAACCGTCAATTACAATCAGCGCGGCTGACATTGATACATTCCCGAAGGATAAGAACGGAAACATTGTTATCACTAAGGCTGTAATGGATTCCGATGCCGCTAAGATTGGACACGGACATGCTTGGAATGCTATGAACAAAGGTTGGATTGACCCCGACCAAGACTTCGTTGCTATGGGTAAGACAGAATTGGATAAGCAATCTGTTGGAAGTGTATTCCATGCCGCGCAATGTTTGACTGGTGTTATTACTCACAACCCTATCTTTGATGATGGCAAGAGAACACTAACAGGACAGAAGCATGGTATTGAAACGCTGATGAAGAAGTCGGACAAAGCCGCGAACATGTTTGAAGAAATGGCTATGGCCGCTGTTGATGCTTACGCTAAACACACAGGCAAACCCGTTGATGATTTAGAAGCAATGGGTCAATGGCTTGCTGACAATCCCGACCAATTCAAGATACCTTACAGCAAGACTAAGGCTGGCAAGAAAGTTATGACACCTATTACTGACATACCAACCTTCCAAGAAACATGGAAGCCGACTATCAAACTTGTCAAGGTTGACAACAAGTAAGGACTAACTCACTAAGCCCCTACCCTCACCCGTTTGTTGGAGTCCGAAAACCATCACCCCCCTATTCATGGGGAGGGTCGTCATATTCCCTCGTCGTTCTTTCCTTTTCGTTGAACAATGCGACCCTCCCCACCCTTGACTATTGTTGCTCATGGAATGATGAGCGCGTAGCAAGAGAGGTGAAAACCTATGGAAACAGAAAAGAAAATAGATTGGAAATTGAATGCGCAGAACCAAGAAACCAAAGATGGCGAATTGACTCGCGCTGTTCAAGAAATAACAGAACTGAATGATGAAAACAGAATAGAAGTGTTGACTGACCTTTACGGTGCAGAAGCATTGAATGTTCTAATTGAAATGTATGGTGAACCGAACCGAGTTATGGGTATCGCTAACATTGATGGAAGAACAGTAATGCTTGGCGACTGTGCTTGCGGTGGAGAATATTGCCGCGCTAATTGGGGTTGGGTATGGAAGTCACGCGACCTTGACATGACAGGTCATCGTGGTAGTCTTTGGGCTGAACCATGTTCAAAAGCAAAGCCAACTATCTTTGACGCTAATCAAGGCATGTTATACGACGCGCCTTGGGGTATGGATAGAGAAGAGTTTTACAGATTCCAACGCAAAGATTGGGGCGATGTTGACAAGATTGGTTTGCAGAACTTCATGAATGCGAATGTTGCTACCGCTGAAAAGAGAAAGGGTATGCGCGGAGCAGGTGATTGGGTTGTTGACCAATAAATCAACTAAGAAATAAAACAGGTGAAAGAAATGAAAACAAAACTGAAAACAATAAATGATGAACTATACCTTGTCTATACAGATAGTCAAGGTGAATTGATACAGAACAAAGTGCTGAAAGGTTGGGAGTCAATGACCGGATGGTATTGGTTCGCGACTGAACTGAACTGTTATGGTGATGATGGCTACCACTTCGGATATGTGCAAGGTAGTTATCCCGAATGGGGATACTTTACTGAAGGCGAGTTAAACAGCATCAAATTTGTTTGGCCTATCAAAGACATAGACCTACCATACGCTGGAAGGAGGAATGACTGATGGTATCAATAGGAGATTTGCACGACATGAGTATGGAAGAACTACGCGAACTCAATGAGAATGTTGTTCATGTTATCAAGCACAAGAGAAAACTCGCGGCTAAGATGATGAAGCAACAACTCAACGAAGGTGATGAAGTGTATTGGATTTCACACAAAACAAACAAGAGAGTTGATGGAAGGATATTAAAAGTGAACAGGACTAAGTGTAAAGTTATCGCTAATGATAGTGGTGCGCGCTGGACTGTTCCTATGACTATGCTCAAACCTAATTACAGTAAGAGGCTTTCTAACTTCAATCCAAACACAGGGGGGTTTGAGTAATGGGATACACACACTACGCTTACATACCTTGTGGTAGAATTGACGACGCGCAATGGTCACAGTTGCAGAATGAAATCATGGCCTTAACTATCGCTGATGATTGGCAAGACAAAGAAGTTAACCTCACTGATGACCTCATTCAAGTGCAAGGCAACCACGAATGGTTTTCTATACGACGCGAGGTAGCATCACCGCAATGGGAAAATAAAGAAAACAAATACTTCACCTTTACAAAAACTGCGCGCAAGCCATACGACTACATCATTGTCGCTTGCTACATGGCTTTGTATCGTTGTGTCAAGGGTGTTAAGTTGTCAAGTGATGGCGACTATGAAGAACTCGCAGAAGGTAGAAAACACTACGGTGAAATAATGTGCTTTGATGAAGATGCTATCTTTGAATTGTTCGCTGACACTATCCACGACCCGCGACCCGAATGGTATATTGGCGACCCATGCTATGCAATCAATGACTACTATTGGGATGACTTTTGTAATGAAGTAAGTAAGTTTTCACGAAGTGAACTGGAAGGTAATGGTGTTGAGTTTGAATTTATAGGGAGTCAATGTTATGTCTATAACAGCGGTCTTGGTGGTGATGGTTCATTCAAAATTCATGGTCGCAAGTTTAATGTTGACGGTGGATTAGTTTCTGTATTACCTGCGCGGCTTGTTAATGAGGATATACAAGGTGGACACATGGTTCGCTCGCGACTACGACCTGTCTTTGACATAGACACAAACCACTACCCGCATATCACACTAACCCTTGATGGTAATACACAGTTTGCTGACAGTGGCGGACACCTTGTTTGTGACGGTTGCGGTGAATGGCGCATGGTAAATGATACATGGTCTAACAATGATGGTGAAACAGTTTGTGTTGAATGCCACCCCGAAGAAGATGTGGAGGAATACTGATGAGAATGGATACAAAGAAATGGTTAAATGATTTTGATATAAGCACGACAGATAAAATCAGTGGTTTGATTACAAAATGTAGTTGCGCGGCTGTTATACCTGTCAAACCTAAAGCACAGATGAATGTCTTACTTGAGTGCGGGCTTGCTCTTGATACTGATATTAATAAAAAGTATTTTGAACAGACACCTAAGACTCTTGGAAAGATTCTTGTGCGCGCATTGAAACCTTTGCTCAAAGATAATGTCATGATTGGTAAGAGTGTTTTTGATAGTAAGAAACTAAGAATATTCACTAAGCATTACAGACGCGCCGATGATAGTTTAACTTTCTATGGTGGTGATAAGAATAGTATCATTAGAATGTTATCACCTTGTGGTGATTGGTTGTTTTTGTTAGCACCTATTGTTGATGACTTAGATACACAATTCAATCACGCGTCTGTTATAGAACTTGAAGACATAAAGGAGTTGTGGTAAGATGCGAACACCTATACTACTCGCAGACGGAACAATCATTTCTGTTCAAGCATCAAGCACACACTACTGCTCACCAAGAAGCGACTCGGCCTTTGCCTACGGTATGGTTGAGATAATGATTGACAAACCAAACGACCCCGAACACTACAACAAGGTTGAGAAGAACGAAGGTTGGGTAAGTGCAGAAAGAGTATTGGCTTTGATTACTAAACACGGAGGTATCATTGGTGGACAATTACCACCGCTTGACTTCGGCAATCATGACTTAGTCAAAGACGCGCTATACAAAATCGCTGTTGAAGGTGATGCTTGGTGGAAAGCGCAACAAGCAAAGAAGGAGGAAGAATAATGTATAGATACACAGATGATAAACACGGAATAAGACAAATAGAACTGATAGAGTTTGACGAGAATGAACACTATGATACTTTCATAGCGGAAGTATCGGAGATAGCATGGGGAGATAGCGGAACATACACAGACGCTAAGACAGACGAACTTGTATGTCCACGCCCACCCTATGGTGTAAGTGAAACTCTTGAACGACTACGCAAAGATAACACCTATGCTCACGCATGGATAGCATTGAGTATGTGGTGTGGTGCTGGCGACCATCCTGTTAATGATGACACGGATGAGAAGATGAACTTGCGCGAATTAATGGATGACATATTGAAGGAGGCTAAACAATGAGCGACCACCCTATCAATTGGGAATGGAAAAAATACTACGCGTTTCTTTTCATACTACAAGAGTCCGGTATCACGAACATGCTTGGTGCTGTCCCTTACTTAAGAGAACTATACACAGAACTTACCGAGAAAGAAGGTCGCGTTATTCTCTTGAGTTGGTGCGAGAACTGGAAAGAGATACACGAAGAAATGATGAAAGAGGAAGAGTAAATGAATATATTTGTATTAGATGAGAACCCTATTACTGCCGCGCAAATGATGTGCGACAAACACATACCAAAGATGGTAGTTGAAACAGCGCAGATGTTAGCGAGCGCGTTGCGTCGCCACGGTGCTACTGATGATATGATGCCTATTGCGAAAACTACCGGCCGCCCATACAAAGGGGGCTATCACAATCACCCATGCACTTTGTGGACATCTGTTTCACAGATGAACTTCTTGTGGTTGGTTGACCATGGTATCGCGCTATCAGTTGAATACATGACGCGCTTTGGTAAAACTCATGCTTGTAGTGATGCGATTACTCAAATGCAACATCATTACAACATCATACCCGTCGGCAAACTTACACCGTTTGCTCGCGCATTCAACAAGGAACTATACCCTTTCTTGTATGATGAAGAACGATACACTGCGGTTGAAGCATACCGCGCTTACTACTCCATTGACAAACGCAGGTTTGCCAAGTGGGAAAAAGGAACACCCGCGCCTTACTGGTGGGTAAAAGAAAAGGTGATACAATGAACCGACAAATGAATATAAATGAATTAGAAATGAAAAGAAAAATAGAAGAACTTGAGAAAGAACTTGCATACTACAAAGACAACTGCACAATAGTGTGGATGCCCGAAGATGTATTGTCGCTTGATAGCACGCTAACAGATGAGCAAGTATCATGGGTGCTTGAAAGAATGGAACATAAACACGACGCTTGTATAGGTATCAGTTGGGATACGATTGCGTTTTGGATTACCGAGGTGAGAGAATGACATTTTGGTTGCTTGATAAGAACCCCGTTCAAAGTGCGAACAGACTATGTTGGCTTGATTGCGAGAGCGCGGCTTTTGATGGTGCGCGTATCATAGTTTCAGCATTTGAAGAACAAGGTCAAGACATTGAAGGAATAGGTGTTGAGCCTATGAAGAAGCACCCGCTTGTTCGCTGGGCTGTTGTGTCTGCTGATAATGCAAGATGGCTATACAGATACACTTTGGCCGCGACAATCAAGTGGGGTAAAGAACATAAAATGAAAGACTACCAAGATATGCTTAAGAGCCTTAGTGAAGTCGCATGTCGCATTGATAAAATGTTACCACATAGACAACTAACTCTATTTGGAAACTTCTATTTAGATGATAAAGCGGTTTGCTTTTGGCCGACAACAGCAAGGAAGTTAACCATAGAAGACATTGAATCAAACCGCGCTTACTACGAGCGCACAAGAGAACACTTGATGTGGGCTGACCACAATCCAAAGTTATACGGAGGCGAAGAAGAATGAAAGCAGATGAAGCAATAGAAATAATAAAAGAAAAACAAAAAGAAATGATGAGAGAAGCACAAAGAATGACCGAGCGCGCAGAAAAACTGCAAGCGATAGCCGAATGTCAAGAAGGAGGCTACCAATGGCATGTTTCAAAGATTGAATATACAGACTGTTTGATGAAAGTCAAACACCTTAGAGTGTTTTGTATAAAGACGGGCGTTTCATTTGAACTGATACCAATAAATGACGGATACCCTATGCTCATGTTAGACGATGATAATATGTCGTTAAAAGAATACATTGGAGGCGAGGAAGAATGATTGACACACAGAAATACGAAGGACATACAGAAGGGTCTTGGGTTTGGTCATCATTGAACGATGAAGAATTGATAATGTTCGATGATGTCGAAAGAGCAAAGCCTAACATCATACTAAGAGCGAAAGAAGATGATGCAGACGCGCAACTCATAGCAGACGCACCACTACTGCTCGCAGAAGTCAAGCAGATACATGAGATACTTAGAGAAGCATTCAGCACAGAAGCGAAGCATAGTGGTGCTGAATACTTGAACATGATTGCGAGAGTAACGGGGTTGATAGAATGATTGACACAGACAAATACGAAGGACACAACCTTTCTAAACAAGGTTGGACAGGTAGTGACTACATATACAATACAAAAGGTGACATCATCTTTGATATAGATGATGTAGGTGGTAATGAGGCCACTCTAATATTGTTAAACGACGCACCACTACTACTCGCAGAAGTCAAGCGATTGCGTGGCCTACTTGATGAGATAGATGATATAGTATATTACAATGATAAAAAGGCGGGTCAGGTTTTACCTGTTGAGAAACCTAACCTTGAACTCTTACGAGATATAATGATGTCTTATACTGATGAAGCATACCAAATTAGAGGCGATAAAGGAGAGGTGATTGAATGAACATAACATTTGAACGATACACAGATAACTATGGTGCGCGTATTGCACTTAAGAAAATACCATTTGAATTGAAAGACGCTATGAAAGAACACATGGGTTGGCCTCAATTCTCATGGAATGGAGCAAAGGGTCTATGGACAATTCAAGACCGCGCTGATGTTATTGAGAAGGCTCTCGATTTCCTTGCTGAACACGACATTACAGTGGAAGGGTTAGAATACGATGAGTCGGCTATTGAAACACCCGTTGGTCAAGCAACTGCACACTATTCCGCGCCGGATAATATCATCCTCGCTTGGGATTTCCAACCAAACTGGCAAGACATCAACGCGGCATTGAAAAATGCGGCGGTTGGTAGTGCTAAGTGGGTTAACAAAACTAAGTCTTGGGTTATACCTATCAACACGGCTATTGCTGTCGCTAACGCTGTCCGACCACACTTCGCACCATTGGCTGATGCTATTGAAGAATGTCCTCAAGTGCAATCTTCTCACGAAGCAACACTACAACGAGTTGAACTATCAAGCGCAGTTGAAAGCGAGATTGAGTTGCCCTTGCACTATGAATTTGACATGATGCGACCCTATCAACGCATAGCACCAATCATGTATATGACAGGTGGGCGCAAGCGTATTCTAATCGCTGACGAGATGG